TCCAGGCTGATGCCCTTGGCCCTGATCTGCTTGATCTTGCGCCGCCCCGCCGCCGTGCGCCGCAGGCGGGCTCTGATGGTCGCCGGTTTAAGCGGCGCGAACGGTTCCTCTGGATCGGTGATCGCCCGCACCACCGCGTTGCGCGCGAGGATGCCGACCTTGGTCATCATAGCTTCCACGTTCACCTTCTCGCCCTTGATCATCGCGCTCGCGCCCTCGCGCATGATCTTGACGAATTCCTTGTGGGCTTCCTTCACACCCGGCCCCATGAACGGTCGCGCCGGAATGTTCTGGGCTGGCGAGCCATGCTCGTGGATGCGCGCGAGTTGGGCGTTGCCGATGGGGCTGTCCTTGCGATTGTTGTTGGCCTTGGGGATACCCACCAGCACGTCAGCCGTCGTTAGATCGTTGACCTTCTCTAACAATTCCTGGACGTGATCAACGATCTTCAGGACACCTTCGAAGCCCTTGCCCCTCTCGGCCATCAGACTTTATTCGGCAGCTTGCGCATCTTGACGGGCTCGCCAGAGACGTTCGACGCCTCCCACATCTGGCTGCACGTCTCGCACGTGAACGTGGAGATGTGCGTGTTGGGATCGCTGTTGGTCATCTTGCCGGTGCCGTCATAAACAGGTTCCCAGACGATCAGCGGCTCTCTGATGGAGGCCGACCGCGTCACCCGACACAGGCTGTAGTCGGGGATGTTGGGACAATCCGGGTTCGCGTTGGGCGCGGGTGGTGGTGCGGCCCCGCCGCCAGGAATGCTATCGCTCATGTCACATCGCCGCCTGACCGTTGTCGAGCGTTTTGATGTAGGGCGCGGCGAGTAACCAGAACGCCTCCCACTGCGCCGCCAACGCGGTCACCGCCTCGGCGTAGGCCGTCCCGTTGAGGCCTGGGGTCGTGGCATCCGGCATGACGCCGAAATTGTTCTGCTGATACGGCATCCCCATGCCGCCAGACCCCGACTCGAATTCGGTGCCCGCCGTGCCGGTGAAGCCCGCCGACGCGGTGGCCACGGCTTCGTTCAACCGCAGCACGGTGGTGTTGAGGCCAGCCAAGCGCGAGACGACTGAATTAGTCATCTGGCCGAATGTGGTCGAGGTCGGAATGACGAGGGCAACCATCAGTGCATCCTTTGTTCAAGTTGTTCCAGCCGCGCCATGAGCGCGGTGTTTTGTTCAGCCAGTGCTTCGTTCTGTTCAGCCAGTTCCTTTATCGCATTGATCACCGTGTAGAGAAGTGGCTGGGTGTCCATGCTCAACTGGCCTGGGATAGTGAAATTAGGATACGGAGGGCGCGTCGTGTCATGCGCCGGTTCCGGCATCTCGAAGACGATTTCCGGCATGACCAACTGGGTCGCCTGCGCCGACAGCCCCGTCCGCGTCTTGCCGTTATCCAGTTCCGTCGTTCCCTTACCGGTATAAGTAAACGTGATCGGTTTTAGTTTGCGGAGTTCCTTGAGGCCGCGTGTGTATGGCTCGATGTTCTTCTTCAGCCGCTCGTCGGACTGGAAATAGTAGGCGTGCATATTGCCCCAGGTGCCGAACTCGCCGCCCTCGGAGCCGAACATGGCGTGGCCGCTGCTGTCGAAGAAATAGAAGTTGGGGTTCCACAGTAGTTTCCAGCCATCGTTGGTGAACTGGAAGACGCACCCGCCGCTATCTCCCCAAATCGACAATCTTTCGCCGCAGGCGTCGGTGGAAAACCACGCCTGACCTTTCATACGAAGCCCGCCCTTTATGTAGGCGACGCCACTTTCATGGATTTGTAAAAGCCCCACGCCATTCGCGATCCATTGCCACCAGCCGTCGCCCGTGCGGTTGAAATAGTAATTCAGGTTGTCGGCCCAATAGAGAACGCCGCCCGCCAGCATGAGGTTATTGAACCGTGGTCGATCCGTTCCGTTATCGACGTTCTGGTTGGGGATGTAGTCAGCCGTGGTCCTCAGTTCGACGTAGGCCCCGCCACCGTCGATCCAACATTGCAAACGACCGTTCCAGCCGAACGCGATCCAGTTGTCATCGAAAGCCCGATACCGGATGCCGAGACTTCCGTCGCAATAGATGTTGTGCGAGACGGTATCGCCGCCGATACTGAGACTGCCGAAATAAGGACCAGCACCCCAATCAACATTCTGATTTGGCGTGTAAGCGCCGATGTTTTTGAAGTTGTTGATGACCCAGGTGTGCGACGCGATGCCATACTGGTAGGTGCCATCAACGTAAAGATTGGCGTAGCCGTTCGTCCCGTCCCAGCCGAAGCCGATGCTGTTGACTGAGTAGTTGACACCGCTCGTGACCGAAGCGGTGCCACTCGCATAGATATTTCCACCAAGCAAAACGCCGGTCGGCCCGTTCTCCGGTTGGATGTAAAGCCAGTTGGCGTCGGTGTTCCCGATGTATCCGGTGCGCGCCCCGGCGTTGTTGAACAGCGCGACGTAGCCGGAATTGTTCACGCCAGCGGCTTGCAGCGCGATATAGCCGCCGGTCGCGTATCTGGCCTGAATAAAGCCGCCAGCGAAAACCGCACCGCCAAACCCGGCATCCCCGGTGGCGCGGTTGATGGAAAACGGCGTTCCTAAATAGTTTCCGGCGTTATCGAGGCGCGTGATATTGAAGTTGCTGCCGATATTCCCAGCGGCTTCCGCCGTGCTGTCGCCCATTTGGATTTGCCACCGGCCTGAACCCCTGGTGGCCCCTTGGATCAGACGAAAGCTTCCCGACGCCGCGTCCAAAACGAGGGCGGCGTTAATGCCGACAGCCGTGGTGATCCCCAGGCTTCCCGACATCGTGTCGCCGGTTTTGGCGACGTAATTTCCTCCTGCTATCGGAACGTATTTTCCGTCGGTGTATTGTTTCGTGGTTGCCTGCATGGCCGACGTGGGATCGGACGGCAGCACCACGGGCACGCCAGCCGTGATCTGCACCGCGCTGATCGACAGCGAGAGGTAGGCGTTGGTGGGGAACGTGCCTGGACCGGTGCCGTCGCAAAGCCAGAAGTCGATGGCGTTTTCGTTGTTTCTACCGGGCGGCTGGCCAAAATGCCGTGAGGCGATCCAATGCGTGTACTGGTTCGTGCCAGCGAAAGACAGGTTGATCTGCGCCACGGCGTGAGCGCCACTGGAGTCGCCATTGTTGAGTTGAAGTCTGAGTGCGGCAGCCTTACCGCTGACAGTCAGATCGCTGGCTACCGTGAGGTAGCCGGGGAACATTCCGGTGCCAGACTGGCTACCCATATTCGGGTCAACGCTGAAAACGGTGCGGGTGCCCTCGACAATGCTCCATACGCCAGTGCTGCCGTTCCGCCCAAAATAGTAATCAGGGTTGCTCGCGACCATGAATTTACCGCTGCGAGCATCAACGGTATTTCCGCTTACGTTCGTATTGATCCAGAGTGCATTATTAAAGAAGCCGGTCCCGTTGAAGTCCATGTAAAACCGCACCGCCGGAACGCCCTCGTCGGTGATGCAGTAATTACCCGATGGATCGAGGCCCGCGCCCCAGGTGCGCGAGCCGGTGACCGTGTAGAACACGCGCGCCCAGGTGTTGGTGGGCACCGTGATGTAAAGGGGGTCAGCGGCGTCGCTGGTGATCGACAGACGGTTTGGCGTGAAGCGCGCGATGCGCTTTTGCATGTCGTCGGTGTCGGCACCAGTGATCACCTGGTTCGTGACCCAGACATCCAAATGTTCCGCGCCCCACGCGCCGCCCTCGTAGCCGCCCCTGATCGAGGCGACCATGCGCGGGCCGTAGTCGCCCCCGGCATAATCGAACGAGCCATAGAAGCGCAGCTTACTCGACAGCTTGCTGCCCCAGTTGCTGGGGCGCAGCGTGAGTTGACCAGCCGTCGATGTGTCGGGCGCTCTGATATCCAGCGGCACGTTCAGGTAGCCGTTGACGGTGCCAAGCATCCGATACCATTTAGCGTCGGTCCAGCCGCCATCTTGTTGCGAACGATACCAAAGCGCGGGACCGCCACCACGCTCGCGGCCACCCATCATCAGTTGGTTGCGCCAGCCCTGGTTGCTGTTCCAAC